TCTTGGCGTAAGGACTACTACGAGCCCTACAAGCGTAATCGTGCTGAGGCTCGTGCTGCTGCCACTGAACGTGAACAAGAAGAAGATCGAATCTTTTGGGAGGCTTTTGATACTTTTAAGGAGTTCTTAATTGAGAAGACGAATGCCACTGTACTCCAACATCCCACTCTTGAGGCTGATGATCTTATTGCTGGTTTTATTCAAAGCCATCCTGATAGTGATCATGTCATCATAAGCACTGATAGTGATTTTTATCAACTTATTGCTCCTAATGTACGTCAATATAATGGAGTAAGCGAACAAACTATAACTATTAATGGTATATTTGATAAAAAGGGTAAACGAGTAGTAGATAAAAAGACTAGCACTGAAAAGGCTATTCCAGATCCAGAGTGGATATTATTTGAAAAGTGTATGCGTGGTGATCCCACTGACAATGTATTCAGTGCTTATCCTAAAGTACGTAAGAATAAACTGGAAGAAGCATTTAATGACCGTAAACGTCAGGGATATGCTTGGAATAATCTTATGTTACAACGTTGGCTGGATCATAATGGTGTAGAACATCGTGTATTAGATGACTATGACCGTAATCGTAGACTAATTGATCTAAGTTATCAACCTAATGACATTAGGTCTACTATTAAAACAACTATACTAGAAGGTAGCAAACCAAAAAATATTACTCAAGTTGGTATTAGGCTGTTAAAATTTTGTAACTTATATGACTTGAAAAAGATCAGCGACAATATTCAACAATATAGCGAACCTTTTCAAGCTAATTATCCAGAACCTGTGGAGGCATAATGACGGATATTCACGCAAAACCTGTAGTAGATGGTGTATTATGGGTAGTAGAAAAAGATGGTGTTAGAGTAGGTACACTACATAAGAAAGAAAATAATTACTATATGTTCAGTACAAAACACGGTGAACTATTCTTTAATAAGAAAAGTGATATTACTAAACAATTTGGTAAAGAATTTTTCTTAGGAGATATTGAAACTACTATAAGTAAAATTGAAAACTATGAATGCCATGGATATCCTACAAAGTGGAAACCATACAAAAGCATGTACAATATTAGAAAACGTCTTCCTTTGTTTACCAAAAGCAACCAAAGCAAAAGTCTATTCTGTGCAGGTTATTATGTTATTAAGTTTCCTAAAAACTGGGTACGCAGTTTCTGTCCTAAATTAATTACTGTAGAACGTTACCCGTATCATGGTCCTTTTAAAACAGAAGAGGAAGCAAAGGAATCATTAATAAATGCAAAATGATATAAACACTTATCCTATCCAACAATTTATTGAACTTGTTAAACTTGCTGATATAAGTCAAAAAAAAGAAATTAAACTAGACATCAAAACAGCAAGAATTTTAGCACTAACCTTAGGAGAAGTTGCTGTTAAGTTAAATCAAGACTACGAGTCTTTGTTAGAAAAAAGGAATCAAAACAATGATGTAATCGAAATACGTATGGATGGCGGCGGATTTAAATAAAAATTCGATAAATATATACGCATAAATGGAATTCGTATATGAGTCGTCCAAAACCAAAAGTATTATTAGAGAATACCAGCAAAAAAAATTTTAAAACAGATCAAATTCTAGAATCAGAAGCAATATGGGCTGTCTTTTACAAAGGCAAACCCTTTAATTTGAAAAGTTTTAGTAGCATGGTAAGTTATCCAGGGCCTAAATACAAAAAGGTAGCATTTAGTAACCCTGGTCATGCTATCAATCTTGCTAAAAAATTAAACCTTCAATTCGATTGTAGAGACTTCACTGTGGTAGTTTTAACTAGTGGACATACTCTAAAAAATGAATAGTAAGACATACACCAAAATATTCCTTCAAACTCAAAATAAGAGTATAGATGAAGCCAACGTTCGAATATATCATAAAACTTGGTTTATGAATACACGCACCAAAGAAGTAGGTGGACTTAGACTCACCGAAAAAGGCTGCGAGTATTTGATTTCGGAAATGAAATTGAAAGACTATACAGTACCATTTACCGAAGAAATCGAATTGAATCCACAATTGATTATCTTTTTCGTTCAATTTTTGGACTGTCCATACTACTTAACCAGACACAGCCTTACCGTTTTCAGTGAGAAAAAGGCATTTGAACTACACTTTTTCGCCGATGACATACGCAAATATGGCTTAATGAAGGCACTCAAAAAACAACAAAAAGAGGCTAATTTGCTTGACTAGATAGTGGACCTGTCATATAATACTAACATAGCAACACTATTTAACTCAAGTAAGGAAGTAAAAATGACCGAAATTGTAAGTCGCACTGTAGGCCCACGTAGCGCCAAAAAAGCTATTCTCAAAGGCTTTGCTAAACAGCGTCCCTTGTTCTTGTGGGGCCCCCCAGGTATTGGCAAGTCAGACATTGTTAAACAAATTGGAGCAGATATCGGTGCTCACGTTATCGATGTTCGTCTCTCTCTTTGGGAACCAACTGATATTAAAGGTATCCCATACTTTGACAGCAACTCAAACAAAATGGTTTGGGCTCCCCCAGTAGAATTGCCTGATGCTGAGATGGCATCACAGCACGACAAGATCATCCTCTTTATGGATGAAATGAATAGTGCTCCTCCTGCTGTACAGGCAGCGGCTTATCAATTGGTACTTAACCGTCGTGTAGGTACTTATGTGCTTCCAAAAAATGTAGTATTGGTGGCTGCTGGTAACCGTGAGGGTGATAAAGGTGTAACTTATCGTATGCCTGCTCCGTTAGCCAATCGTTTTGTACACTTGGAGATGAAGGTAGATTGGGATGACTACAGTTTTTGGGCTACTGAAAATCGTATCCATAAAGATGTAGTTGGCTACTTGACCTTCTCAAAGAAAGATCTCTATGACTTTGATCCTAAGAGTTCAAGCCGTGCTTTTGCTACTCCACGTAGCTGGACCTTTGTTAGCGAGTTACTTGAGGATGATGACTGTGATGAAAACACCTTGACTGACCTTATCTCAGGTGCAGTAGGTGAAGGTTTGGCACTTAAGTTTATGGCACATCGCAAAGTTGCTAGCAAGATGCCTGACCCCACTGACATCCTTAGTGGTAAGGTTAAGAAAATGGAGTCAAAAGAAATCAGTGCTATGTACAGTTTGGCAGTTTCATTGTGCTATGAACTCAAAGATTCAGCAGACAAGAAAGCTAAGAATTGGAACAAGCAGGTCAATAACTTCTTTGGCTTTATTATGGAGAACTTTGAGACTGAATTGGTTATTATGAGCACTAAACTTGCTCTTACCCAATATCAACTTCCGTTGGATCCGGACGAGATTGAGTGCTTTGATGACTTCCACGCTAAGTTTGGTAAGTATATTAGTGCTGCTACTGAGCGCAAATAAATTGACAGGGGCACAGACCCCTGTTATAATATGCTATTGTTAAGGAGATACCATGCAACATAGTTTAGATCCCGTAATAGACAAGATTATTATTGCCCGTGTTGGTTTATTATTACGTCATCCGTTTTTTGGCAATATGGCTACTCGCTTGAAGATTATTGATGCTAGCGATTGGCTACAAACTGCTGCCACTGATGGGCGTGCTCTATACTATAATCGACAATTTTTTGAAGAACTCTCTACTAAAAATGTAGAGTTTGTAGTTGCTCATGAGATTCTCCATAATGTGTTTGATCATATGGGTCGTCGTGAAAGTCGTAATCCTAAAATCTACAACATTGCCGCGGACTATTGTGTAAACGGTCAATTAATTCGTGACAAGATTGGTGATCAACCTCCTAAGATTCCAATCTTTCATGATCAGACTCATTATGGCAAGAGTGCGGAACAGGTCTACGATGAACTGATGGAAAAATATGATGAGGAAGAACTTGAAGCATTAGGTAAGTTATTAGACGAGCATATTGACTGGGAAGGTGAAGGTAAAGGTGATCGTCCACAATACACTAAAGAAGAACTTAAACAGATTCGTGATGAAGTCCGTGAGGCTACCATGCAGGCTGCTAATGCTGCGGGTG